TAGAAGGGAATATCAATATGCTGACCAAGTTTGAAGTGAAGGTTGACGCGATCAGCAAAGCTCATCTTGCTAACGTCTTCTCCCTCAAGATTGAAGAAGTCTTTCTCATGCATCTCCTTGTATCCAATATGGAAAGACTTGCGTAGACCAGGATATTTTCGTTTCATTAGTTTCTCAATACGTGGATCTTCCACGATATTGAAGAAGGTCATGGGAGCAGAGCAGACTTCACTCAGTTCTTGATCAGGGGTGAAGAGTGCGTGACCAACTTCATGACCCACCAGCATGTCATACATGACATTGGATGCTTTCTCCCACAAAGGCAGAACCAGGACGCGGGTGTGGACGTTGAAAGATGCAGTCTCACACTGCTTGTGCTCAACCACCAGGTCCTCAGTGGCAAGCAGTTTGGCAAGTTGAGACTTGATTTCGTGGCGAGTCATCTGCTTTGTTCGTATGAACGTAGTATACAAAAGAACCTCGCTTGTTAGGCGAGGTCATGTGACGCTTCTTGAACTGGCGCAGTGCTTCACGCCGTGCTCTCATTGCTTGCGGTTTCAGTTTTCGTTTCTGTTCTTTCTTGCTGTGGTGTTGCCAGTTTGGAGTGGTCATCTTCCTGAACTGCTTTCATGGCGTCGTTAATCACTTTATCATACCATAGAGTGTTTTCGTCTACCATGTTTTTTAATTATTTAGGACGGAACCAACACATCCTTGGTTGGGAACCAACCCATTTTTCTGAGTTCTGTAGTGTCTGCACAGGTGACCATGCGTTCTCCAGGAGTATCCTCTACAAGAGGAAGATCGTTCATACCAAGAACTCTTGCCAGATCTGTCACCTTAGTGGCTTTGCCGCTTCCAATTGGAATGATACCTCGGTAATTACTGGCGAGAATGTACGAGATAGCACGACATAGATCCTTGACGTGAATCCAATCACGCTTGTGATTAGTCACGTACTTAGCAGTCTTGTCTTGGAGCATACGATACATCATATCCTCCCGTCCACCTTCTTCAGCATAAACGGTATAGAACCGCATACCAACGCTATTGATCGGTGCCATTTGCTCATTGATCCACTTGGTCATGGCATATGGATTCTCCCAATAGTTTTCTTCTACAGAACTAGAAGAAGCATAGAGAAGACGTGTACCTGTGGTGCGACACCAGTCAAAGAGTGGTTTCGCTTTCACTACATTATTCACATAGAAAGACTCAGGGTCACGGAGACTGTCACGAATATTTGCAAATGCTGCTAAGTGAATAACAACATCATAATCGCCACCTGAGAAATCAGAGATATCATCAGGAAGATCTAGACCATGAACATGATACCCATGACCATCTTCTACACGAAGGTGATCGAACACATGCCGACCAATAAATCCACGATGACCAGTAACTAAAATTTTCATGTCAGTGTGCTGTAACCCTTTACCTTTTCAAAAACGAATGTGTTGTCAAACTGCTCTTCAAGACCAGCTTTGTGGCTTATAACAAAAATATTGCTTCCTTTCAAGACGTACTTAATAATTTTTAAGAATTCGTCTGTGCCTACGCCATCGAGAGACGAATCGAATACCTCATCCATGATGAGGAGATTTGTATTAGTAGAGTTCTTCATCCTAGCAACTTCCCGCCAGGTGAAGAGTAGTGCCAGATCGATTCTCATTTTCTCTCCCTCGCTGAAAGAAGAATAAGAAAAGTCTTCGTGGATTGGGGACTGGACGGTTTCGTTAAATTCCTCATCAAGTTGGAAGTTAATGTAAAAGTCCATCATCTGAAGATAACGATTGACTTGCTCATTTATGAGCGGTAGATACTTCTTAATGATTTTGGATTTTACGCCACCGTCCTTTAGCAGATTATACGAAAAGTCGTAGTAACTTAAAGTGTCCTTCTTAGAAATTAAATCGTTGTATGTAGTTGTAAGTGTTTCCTTAAAGGACTCTAGCTTGTCGTGTTCAGAATTTCTGTTTGCAAGGTTCTCGGTAAGTGTTTGAACTTCATTTTCAAGATCTCGGATTTGTCGATGACATCCAGAGATTCTAGTATTGTTTTGAGAAATGCCATGCGTTAGGGAAGTGATCTCCTTACTTAAGTGTAAAAATTGGCGCTCTCGCTCTTCCTCCTTTATGATTGCTTGTTCTAGTTCAGAGTAACCAGATTGCAACTCCTTTGCTTTATTTTGAGCGCCCTCAATTCTATTTACCCTAAATGACTCTTCAATATCTTGATTGCATGTAGGGCATGTTACATTATCGCTGAAGAACTTATGTTCTGCAGTAATCGTTGCAACCTTTTGGGACATTTTGCCCTTCAGATTGTTCAGTTTTGCTAACGTAGATTTGCCACTACCGAGTTTTTCTGCCTCTTCTTTCTTCCGATCAAAGGTTTCTTGAAGTTCTACATTAGAGTCACTGTAAGAATCAATTTCTTTATTGAGATTCCCAATTTTAGTGGTCTTATCCACAATGTTTTTCTTTCCACGACTTTCAATTTCCTCAATGAAATTCTCCTGCATCGTGACTTTTTCTGAGAGACTCTCTTTCTTCAGTTCCAGAGTCCGTGATTCTTCTCTTACTGAACGAATCTTTTCTTTCAGCACTGTATTCATAGAAGAGAAGATTTTAATATCAAGAAGATCTTCAATAACTTCTCTACGATTAGCAGCAGACAATTGCATGAATGGTACAAAGGTGCTGCTACCCAGAATAACAATCTGAGTGAAAGACTTATAGTTCATCTTAAGAACAGACTGCTCCAACCATTTTTGCTGGTCAAGGGCTGCAGACTTCTGATCTAGAAGAGTATCGTTGCGATAGATTTCAAACAGATTTGGTTTGATTCCACGAGCAACTTTCCAGTGAGTTGTACCGATAGTAAACTCAACTTCAACACGACAATCTTTTTCATTCATCGTATTGACCAACTGAGGTTTGTTGATCTTACGGAATGGTTTTCCGAACAAAGAAAACGTCAGGGCATCCAGAATCGTACTCTTGCCTGCACCATTCTTACCAATGATGAGAGTAGTTGAGTTTTCGTCTAGTCTTACTTCTGTAAACTGATTGCCAGTGCTGAGAAAATTCTTCCAACGAATTCTTTCAAATAAAATCATGATTGTCGGTTGGGATCACAATGTCATTGCTAGTAATGACAGAATACTTATAGTCCTGCATCTCACAGGTTTTGATTATTATATCACCATCTACTTCTAAAATGTTCATCTCCGGAAAATCTTTATCATCTTCCAGCATCATTGCGAACCGAGTTGCATCATCTTGCTCATGGAAAATATAAAGAATACGATCCCCATCCTCTGAAACTACAGAGTATGCACCTTCGTGCTCTTTTCCATCTATTGCTATGAGATACATTAAATCAGTTCGCAAGCCTCTTGATACACTTCTTGAAGAATCTTTTGAATAGTTGATTTATTTAGATCAATTTCAGACTCTTCAATGTATCGATTGAGAATAGAGAATGTGTCTTCAGACTCAAAACTCTCAAACTCTTTGTTATCATACCAACCAGCAAAATCATAGTTCTCTACAACTTTGAGTTCGGCAATGTTAGAAGCATGTAGTTTGTCGATGAACTTTTCATACTTCTTGGTATCAGTCTTCTTGCGGACGATTACCTTTACAATTTTATCTTCGTACTCTCTAGTGTCAAATGTTTGATAGTTAGTATCCTCATAGTAAATGTTGTAGAACATTTTGTAAGGATTATTAACTGGCGTATGCTCTAGGGTTTCTGTATCAAAGATATGAAACCCACGAGTGTCATTGACATCATTCCAGTAGAGTTCGTAAGCGTTGCCTAGGTAGTGGATGTTTCCTTGAGCAGATCTTGTATGGTAATGACCCGAAAATACCCGTTCGAACTTCGAATATAGTTCGCTTTCCATACCATGCTCCATGACGATTTGTCGATTAATTGCAAATCCTCTGAGCTCAAGGTGCCCCATCGCGACTGGGCAAACTGTCTTTTTAATAAGTTTGAGAGTTTCTTCCTCATTTTCTTGATTGATCCAGGGGATCATTAGAACGTCTAGATTATCTATACGGACTTCTTCAGGTTTTGAGTAAACAACTACATTATCATACTCACGTAGCAACAAATCTACAGCATTGATGTTGTTCGTATTTTTATAATATGCTGTGTGATTACCAACGATAGTATGAACTCGTATGCCCAGTTCTGAGAGTCTGTCATAGTAGTTTTCCTTTGCCCATGAGAGTGCTGAAAAATCAATCCCTTTGCGACTATCAAACGTATCACCCATATCAATGACAGTTGTAATCCCTTCCTTTACCAAGGTTGGAAAGAAAACGTCATTATAAAATTTTAGGAAGTAATCATGAAAGAGTTTTGAATTCTTCCTTGCCCCAAAATGTTGATCAGTGATAATCGCAATTTTCATCAATAACGAAGTTTGGAATGTACAGCGTCTTTAATACTATTATAGTCAGAATAATTAGATCCGTCTCCTGAATCTTCGAAGACTTCATCATATCCACTATTCTCAAGAATCTTGTTCTTGATTTCTAATTGCTTTTTCTCTTTCTGGATTCTCCTGAGAAACGCATAATGAATGATCTGCGTAAAGTAAGCAAAAGGATTTTGGGATTTCTGAGGATTAAAATTATGAATGTATTGAACGCAATTTTCGATTCCATCCGAGATCATATCCTCCTTGAACATATAGTTCACAAAGTTTGGTTTGAATGAAAGATGATTTGCAATCTTTAGGAAACATTCACCAATGTACTTTGGAATCCTAGGTTTTGGTTCACCTCTAATCTCTGCCAACTCAACAGACTCTCGGTATGCAATCAAAGCCGCGAGAAACTCTTTGTTGTTGACGTAATGTTCTGACCTCTTTCTCTTGGCCATGACCGGTCTACCTAACATACATTATGTATTCACTAACATGTTTCAATTATAGCATATATGGAATACTTGACAAGTATGCAATATCCCTGTAGAATCTGGCTTGTCAGGGTTGATAAGGAGGCTTTAGCTTATAAAGTTTCTCTAGTAACTCTTTAGCATCATGGACATTAGAGAGCAAACCGGTATCTCGATCTAGCGCCTGATGATTGTTTGTATCATCATCTCTAGACTGTGCTTTGCGTACATACTTCTGATACATCGATATCATTTCAAAATCACTTGATTCTGTCATAGTAAGGATGTCATCCATGTTCAGAATGAACATGTCATCAGTAGTTGTCTTTAACCATGGTTCCATCTTGTAACCAGCTGACTGTCCACGGAATTTAATTTCTTCCACGACAATAGGATTAGTGACCAGAAGCATCATTCGATCTTCTTCATCAGTCGCTGCTACTTTGGCAAAGATTTCTTCGCCTGTTTTTAGTTTGAGTGTTGCATAAAAATCGTCTTCTATCATGCCTTAAGATTGATAGTGATTATGTCATACTTAAAGTTCTCTTCATTGTAAACTTTAATTCTTTCAATGAGATGATTGAGAGTATAATTTTTTCTTGAGTTTTTAGTGCAGTCGTCTGCAATATCGTATAAGACCGCTTTTACTTTGTTCTTGCCTTTTCGGAGGACTCGACCAATACTTTGCAAGTTTCGTATTCTTGACTTTGATGGCGAGGCAAAAACAACATTATGAAGATTGCGGATGTTAATACCAGTAGAGAAAGTTCCATAGGAAGCAACGATAATAGCGTTTGATTCTTGTTCTGTGATCTCTCGGACTCGTTCCCGTTCCACAGCGTCTACACCGCCATGTACAAAAAATACCTTACGGTTCTCACTCTTGTTATTATTTATCTGATCGTAGAGAACTGCTCCATGGCTCTCGACTCTTTGGAAAAGAACAAGTGTATTCCCTTTAAGATCTAGTGCCAGGTTTCTAATGAAACGATTCCTACCTTCATGTTGAATGAGATACTGAATCTCATCCTCATAGGTTTCAAATTTTTGGGGTGAGTGTTTAAGTAAAAGAACTCGGATGTTTAGTTGAGACACATGTCCCTTTTCCATCAGTTCAGCAGTTCTGGTAACTTTGTATGACGGACCAAATAATCCTTCCAGAACCCACTTATGAGTTTGTGTTCCATCAAGCGTACCAGTAAAACCAAACCGATACTTGGCATGATGCAATTTAGTCATGATAGAAATCAATGACTTAGATTTAAACAGGTGTGCTTCGTCACCAATAATTACGTTATAATCTTCAAAGAAAGAACGCTCTAACTTATAGATAGATTGCCAGGTTGTAATAGTAACCTGATGCTCATTTGTCTTTTCTCTACCAGAAAAAATCTGGTGACAACATGACTCAACATCCAGACCATAGTCCGCAAAGTCACCATACATTTGACTCACAAGAGAAGTCGTTGGAACGACTACGAGAATTTTTTCTCCTCTATCCATATAGTACCGCACGAGGGAATAAATCATCAGAGATTTTCCTGATGCAGTGGGACTTATCAACAATCTTCGATTATGTCTCAGTGCATCATGTACTCCCTCTATTTGATACTGACGAGGATCGTGACGACAAATAGATTTCATGTAGTCTTTTACCCCTTCGAATGAAATATTTTCATTCACTTCAAAAGGTAGACCGTAAAATTTATTCTCTTCGAAACTATACGTATATCCGTATTGTTCACAAAAATGAACAAGTTTATCTAAGAGACCAACATACAGCTGCTTTGATCTCATATCAAAGAGATGAATCTCTCCGTTCCAGTTTCTACCACGATACTGTGGCATAAACTTTGCATTAGGAACTTCAAACTTAAAGTGATCTCTAAGTTCGTATTCTACGTGTGGTTCAGTTTTTACTTTTAGAAATACTTCGTTCGACTTTGAGATAACAAGATCAGACTTCGCATCAATCACACGAATTATATAATTCTATTAGTATTTATCGAGTTTCTAATAAAATATTTCCAGAGACGCTGATTCTCTCTTCATCACAGTTGTAGAAAGGATAAACTGTATGTCTCAGTTCACTTGGAAAAAATAAAATGGTTCCTTCCATTTTTGAATCTAGTTCGTAACTATAATTATCTTCCGGAAAGATAAAACTAAAGTTTGAGGTATCACTAGAATTTGTTTGCCCAAACAATTTATGCTGTTCTCTATAGTCTGTTGGGATTTTCATCCATATCACAAAACTATAAACTCCAGTATGTGAATGGACTGGATTGAATTCTCCTTGCTTTTGATAGTTTACCCAAAAACCATCTAAAACATAATCGTGATATCCGGTTAAACCTTTTAAACATCCCAGATTACAAAATTGCTCCGTATATTCATCTAGGAAATCT